GGCATCATTGCCGTTCTCGGTGGATTTTACTATACAACCCAACATCGTCTTGATCATATCGAGACAGAACTTGAAAGAATCGAAAAAATAGCTAAGAGGAAGCGTAAATGAAATTAACAAATAAACATATAAACAAGCTCATCAAAGAAGAACTTGAAACCATGAAAGCCAATCAAATAACAGAAGCTCCTTCAATGGAACACATCACACCAGAAAATATTAAAATGGTTATTGATGTCTTGGTTCACCTTGGCTATATTGCCGTACCAGCCGCAGCAGCAGCGATGGGTGTTCAAAAAATGATGCAACCACCGAAAAAAGAAGAAAAATAATACTTGACAAACTGCCAAGAGTGTGTTATACTATATATATCACTTTAACGGAGAAGAAATGAAATCTTTTATTTTGGGGTTCCTGTTGGTCTATTCACCCCCTGCGAACGCAGAAGAGCCAACCTTTATACCTTTGAAAAGGGGACAGCCCGCACCATTTGAAGGTAGACTTTTCAACAACGCCGCCGTGTCTAAGTTTATTATCGAAGACAGAATGAAGATAGAACAGTGCGATGTCCAAATTGAATACGAAGTGGGTAATGCTAATGTTGCTTCAAAGTATAAATTTGATCTCCATACTGCAAAGTGCGAAGCAGATGATCAAAGGCTCCAAGACATGATAGCCATCCGAGACGATGAAATAGAATTTTTAAGAAAAGCTTATAACCCTCCAAAATCCCATTGGTGGGCTATTGCTGGTTTTACTTTTGGCTCTATGGCTACAGTTGGTGTTATGTATTCCATCGCACCGGGTCTCCGATGACAAAAAAAGATCCCAACTATGTTGCGAAAATAGAACAAGCAATTTCTAAGAAATATGGCGACGAAACAATCCAACATCCAAAAAAAGACTGGACAGACGAGAAAGAAAAGCAATACCTTGAGCAACAAAAGGAATTATACTACAAAGAGCTTGATGAAGAAGACATAGACAAAGTTCAAGTAAATGGAGTTTTTATTCCTCAAAAACTAATTAAGAAGAGTTCATCTCGCTCCTGCCCTGTGTGTAACGTATATTCTTTCAAATCTAATGATGATGTCTATATGTCAAAGTTTAAATGTTGTGAAAAGTGTTACATACAATGGGTTGAGGGTCGAGAAGAAAGATGGAAAACCGGATGGAGACCTAATAAATAATGGCTACAACACTAACAGCATCAACACTTAAGATAACAGTGAAAGAAGAAATCACGCTAAATGGTAAGAAGCATGAGTATAAACAAGAGCAAGAAATCTCTGATGTCAATATGATATCACAAAGGATTGTCCGGGCTCCCACATCACTTAAGACCGTTTTATCTTTCGGATCAGCAATTGCCGCCGGCACATATGTCGCAGCAGACGTTAAGTATATTCGTATAACAAACCTAGATAATGAAAATTATGTAACAGTTGGGTTGCTGGATTCCACAAACACTGAGAGTGCATATCTCAAGCTAGAAAAGGGCGAGACAATAATACTTCATAATACCAAGTTAGAAACCAATGTTAATGGTGCAGTTTGGTCAACAGCATTTGAAGATATTGAAACTATAAACGCTCAAGCAAACACCGCCGCCGTTGACTTAGAGGTCTTCGTCGCATCAAGTCAAAGCAGTTAAGGAGAAACTAAACAATGGCTAATTCAGAAATGTTAAAAGTAGTACAGGGACTGGCTCAAGCAGTATCCGATATTAAAGCAAACGGTCACGATGAACGTTATGCATATGATGGCCAAGCAAGACCAGCCGGTCTTAAAAGAGAAGAGGGAGACATTATCCTTGACAAGCGAGTCAATGATGGTTTTGCTGTTCGCTTCGTCGGCAATAAAATGTGTATCTTGTACCAATCTGATGTTATGCTTAAGGACATCTACGCCGGTAACTTTGAAAATGAAATGATCCAAATGATGAACAGCGTAAAGAAAGCAATTCAAAAAGAATACAAGAAGATTACTGGAAACTCTGTAACATTGACTGCTGATGGTGAACCTCAAGTAATGGCACAATCCGTATCTCGAGTTCGCTCATTTGTTCAAGCATATCAGCACTTTAAGATCTCCGGCTTGAAAGACAATGAGTATGATGGAAGTTCTGAAGGGCGTAAGATCGAGGACTCATTTAAAAAGTTTTTAGAACTTGATAATAAGAATAAGCGTCCCTCTAACGATACTCGTCCAAAATCATAATGAGGCCCAATGGCTTACCAACCAACAAAACAAGAGATAGTCAAAGAGATCCTCAAGTCAGGCAAAGACCCTGTTTATTTTATAAACAATTACTGTCGTATCTCTCACCCAATGAAGGGTTTGATCACGTTCAAGACTTATCCTTATCAAGATGATCTCTTAAGAGATTTCAACGATTATCGATTCAACGTCATTCTTAAAGCACGTCAGCTAGGTATCTCTACGATAACTGCTGGCTATTGTGTTTGGATGATGTTGTTTCATCGAGATAAGAATGTTCTTGTAATGGCAACCAAGTTTGGAACAGCTTCCAACTTAGTTAAGAAAGTTAAAGCAATGATGAAGAACCTTCCACCATGGATTAGAATTTCCAATATCAAAGTGGATAATAGATCTTCATTCGAACTACACAATGGATCTCAAATCAAAGCAACATCAACATCCGGCGACGCTGGTCGTTCCGAAGCTCTTTCCTTATTAGTAATTGATGAGGCCGCACACGTTGACGGGCTAGATGATCTGTGGACTGGTCTATATCCCACGCTATCAACTGGTGGTCGATGTATTGCCCTATCAACACCCAATGGTGTTGGAAACTGGTTTCATAAAACCTATGTTGATGCAGACAATATGGATAATGATTTTCATCCAATCAATTTGCCATGGGACGTTCACCCCGAACGAGATCAAGCTTGGTTCGAGAAAGAGACAAAAAACATGTCTCGAAGACAAATCGCCCAAGAGCTTGAATGTAATTTCAATACCTCAGGTGATACAGTCATCCATCCAGATGATTTAGGAAAGCTAAACTCTTCCATTCGAGAGCCAAATTATAGAGTTGGTCACGACAGAAACTTTTGGATTTGGGAAAAGTATGATGAAAACTTTAGTTATTTAATGGTTGCTGACGTTGCCAGAGGCGACGGATCTGACTCCTCGACATTCCATATTCTAAAATTGGAAACAATGGAGGTGGTTGCAGAATACCAAGGCAAACCAAGTCTTGACCTCTATTCAAATATCCTGTATCAAACTGGGCATGAATATGGCAAATGCCTCTTGGTCGTTGAGAACAATGGTATCGGCATATCGATTCTAGAGAAATTGATTGACTTGGGATATCCCAATCTATACTACTCGATCAAGGGAACACATGAATTTATAGATTCCACCCAAGGTGAGACAAACAACAGAGCACTCCCCGGATTCACCACATCCACTAAGACTCGACCCTTGATTGTGGCAAAATTAGAAGAGTTCATAAGGAATGGACTAATTACTTTATATTCTGGTAGATTGTTTCACGAACTTAAAACCTTCATTTGGCACAATGGAAAACCACAAGCCATGCGCTCATACCATGACGATTTAGTTATGTCATTAGCAATTGCATGCTGGGTGCGGGATACTGCTCTCCAAACTAGTCAAAGAGATGTAGAATATAAGAAAGCTATGCTAGATGGCATGTTTTTGAAAAGAACGCAAATGAAAACAACCATTGAGGGCATGGATGGACACAATAAGTCTTTTGATGAGAAATACAGCAAAGAGATAAAGCAAACAACCGAATTTGCTTGGATTTTTAAAGGATAAATAAATGGCGAAAAATAGCAAGAACCCGTACAATAATGAATCTGATTTATTCAGATCTCTAACCAGATTATTCTCCGGACCTATATTGAATAGAAGAACCCAGACTGGTCGTCAATTAAGACGCCGTCATTTGGATGTTTATTCCAAATGGTTTAAGTCTGCTAGTGGAAAGCAGTTCAAGAAGGCAGAATACAATCCGATGAATGTAACGTCGGCGAATATGATTTCAAACCGAAATCGATCCGAACGTTACGTCGATTTTGATCAAATGGAATACATGCCGGAGATCGCATCGTCCTTGGACATTTATGCAGACGAGATGACAACTCATTCCGACTTGCAACCAATGCTCAAGATCAAGTGCCCAAATGAAGAAATCAAATCAATACTTCAAGCTCTCTATCACAATGTGCTTAACATTGAGTACAATCTGTTTGGATGGTCTCGAACAATGTGTAAATATGGAGACCTGTTCTTATACTTAGAACTCGATGATACTCTTGGAGTCAAGAACGTTGTTGGTCTACCTCAACAAGAACTTGAACGATTGGAAGGCGAAGACATGACCAATCCAAATTACGTACAGTTTCAGTGGAATACTGCTGGCCTTACTTTGGAGAACTGGCAAGTGGCTCACTTCCGAGTATTAGGTAATGATAAACATGCTCCTTACGGAACTTCTGTTCTTGAAGGTGCTCGTCGTATCTGGCGTCAATTGACTCTATTAGAAGATGCAATGATGGCTTATCGTATAGTTCGCTCACCAGAGCGACGTGTGTTTTATATTGACGTTGGAGCAATAGCTCCCCAAGACGTTGAGCAATACATGCAGAAAGTTATGACACAAATGAAACGTCACCAAGTTGTTGACCCAACGACTGGAAAAGTAGACCTTCGCTATAATCCCCTCTCTATCGAAGAGGATTACTATATCCCCGTCCGAGGACAAACAAATACCAAAATTGAAAACCTTGCCGGAGGCCAGTTCACTGGAACCGTCGAGGACGTAAAGTATTTAAGAGACAAACTCTTCGCTGCCCTTAAAGTACCTCAGTCATACTTGACAATGGGAGAAGGCGCGACAGAAGATAAAACAACTCTTGCCCAAAAGGATGTCAGGTTTGCAAGAACCATTCAACGACTCCAAAGAGTTGTAACCGCAGAGCTTGAAAAGATTGGAATTATCCATCTTTACACTTTGGGTTATAGAGGAGACGACCTACTCTCTTTCAAATTGGGTTTAAACAATCCTTCTAAGATTGCCGAGTTGCAAGAGCTTGAACACTGGAAGCAGAAGTTTGAAGCAGCCGGAGCAGCAACCGAAGGGTTCTTTTCAAAGCGCTGGATTGCAGAGAACATGCTTGGAATCTCTGAGGATGAGTTTTTGCGAAACCAAAGAGAAATGTACTTTGACAAGAAATTCATGGCAAGTCTTGAGGCAGCAGGTGCTGGAGCAGAAGGCGGAGGCGGAGATGCTGGAGGTGGCCTAGGTGACCTTGGTGATCTCGGTGGAGATGATGCTGGAGGCGATACAGGTGGACTTGATGATCTTGGAGATCTTGGCGGTGATGACACTGGTGGAGACACTGACACAGCAAAAGATGAAAAAGAGTCACCACTACTCGCAGAGCCACCAGCCAAGAGAGACGACAACGCAGTCTACAATCGAAATCGCAAAGGATCAAGATCTAAGAAAATGAAGAGCGAAGCTGGCATATCAAAGGATGCAATAAGAGCTACACCAAGGACAATCAACCCCGGTTGGAAAGGTGATCATGGCACATATCCACTAGCTAGCATGTCCAAGAGTTATGTGGCTCCCGGTCCAATGGGTACCATGTTTGAACAAAAAACTCTTGACAATGATTTGTTGGAGGAACAAAAACTATTTAGAGTTAACAACGAAGTAGAAAGTCTTTTAAAAAGCTTAACGGAGAAGAAAGAATATGAAGATGAAACATAATAAGAAAAGAAATACCGCTTTTCTTTACGAGTCTTTGATCAAGGAATTGACAAAAGCAATTGTTAGAAAACAAAGCGACCGCAAACAACAAGTAGTCGAGATCATAAAAAAACATTTTAGTAAAGGAAGTATCCTCAAGCAAGAGCTTGACATTTACAATTCACTTATGGAAAACGGCTCATTGAATAAAGAACTAAGCCTCAGATTCATGCATGAAAGCAAGAGAGACCACGAAGCACTAGATAAGAAATCCGTCTTCAATGCTCAAACCAAGTTGATAAAAGAAATCAACGAATCTCTCTCAAACCAAGTATTTGCCAACTTTATTTCAAATTATCGTAACATCGCCAGTGTAGGTCAATTCTTTGACTCCAACACACTTAACGCTAAACAACGAATCTTGGTTGAGTCCAAGGTTGTCGGCATCTTAACAACAAAGAAAGCTGAAGCTAAAGAACTCAAGCACATTGACAACTTGACTTATAAGACGTTCGTGAACAAGTTCAACACAACATATGAAAGCTCGTTGAGAAAAGAACAGAAAGATTTGTTAACAAATTATATTACGTCTTTCTCGGACAATGGTCTCGGCTTGAAGTCGTTTCTCAATGAAGAGATTGGCCGCTTGAAAGAGGTCCTGACCTATGCGGCAGCAAATCCAAACATCGATGCTCGACTGTCCGAGAACACAAAAAAAGTTATTCAAAAATTAAACTCATTCAGCAAAAAGCAAATAACAGAACAACTGGTCAAAGACGTCTTCTTTATCCAAGACCTAGCCCATGAGGTATCTAAATAATGTCAATCAAAGTAAACGTTACTAGTGACGACCAACAAGTAGACTCAAACAAAATCAACGTCAAGGTTACCAAACCAGACAAGATCAAGGTAGAAGTCTCCAAACAAGATCCTCCCATAGCCTTTGAACTAAACGCTCGAAAAGCTCTCAATGGAGACATCATGATCTTTGACCATGCTGACATCGACATTATCATATTGACAGAGAAGAAGAAGGTTGTTGCTTTTGCAAAAGAAATCATGAGCGATATTGTTTATGGTGCGGAAACTCGCTTGTTTGAATACTTGCGTCAACATGGAGTCGTCGCTTTCGATTCTATTCAAGGTGGTAACGTCTATGGATCTCTTGAAGCAAAAATACACGAGTCAACAGAATTTGATCCAATCAAAATGACTCTGCTTAATGTTTCAAAATGGATGGACAACGAGCGTCCCTACTTTGAATCTATGAAAGCTCATGATGACATGATGAATGACGCAATCTTGGAACCAGACAGAGAAGACTCAACAGAACTTGGAGCTATCCCACATGAAGAAGAGAAGGGCTCCATATTACAACATAACATGTTTGCTCCGTATTTATACGGCAGATATACATACTAAGAGGATATAATGGAATTAATTTGGTTTTGCTTGGCCGCCTACGGCTTAACGCAGATTCTTGTATACGGAAAAATTTTTGATTCAATAAGGCCAACTAAAGATCTCACTAAAATGTGGACAGTGTTATTTCACTGCCCAATGTGCATGGGTTTCTGGGTTGGTCTATTTTTATTCTCAATAAATGGATTTACAGAACTATTTACATTTGACTATAATATCGTCAATATGCTCATATGCGGTTGTGTGTCTTCTGGAACATCTTATATATTAAGCGTGTTATTCGAAGACCTTGGCCTTAACTTAAACCTTGGAGAGAGAAATGAATAATACTTGGACACAAAAGTGGATGCTTCAACCAGTACGTCATTGCTGTAAAGGTAGCTGACTCGAGCGGGTAGCGCCCGCTTTTTTTTATTAGGAAACGGAATTATGAAACTTACAAAAGCCAGAATAAAACAGATAATTCGAGAAGAATTAGATAATTTAATTCTTGAATATGAAATATACATTTATCGCGATCGAAATGGAAGACTTCGTCAATCTGATGATGAAGGGAATGACGAATCAGCAGATCACCTAGATAATGGATCTTATGATCATTTAGAGCCCGGTGGCCACGGAGAGACAACTTCCGGAACAGGTCGTGGTGGATATGGTCGTGGTGGCTATGGTCGTGGCCGATATCGGAGAAGCTACGAATGAGTAAAAAGCTTTTAACGGAATATTATGAACTATGCCCCGATGGAGCCTGTTTAGATATCTTGAGCGAAAGAGAAAAACGCGAAGTCAAAGAGGGCGGAATGTACCTCGTTGGTCGTGTGCAAACAGCAGATGTTAAAAACGGCAACGGCCGTAAGTATCCGGAGAAAGTGCTGAGAAGAGAAATAGAAAATTATATGAACGTCGTCAAGGATAACAGAGCAACTGGAGAACTTGACCACCCAGACGACTCAGTAATCAATTTAAAAAACGTATCACATATGCTAACCGATATGTGGTGGGAAGGAAAAGATGTTATGGGCAAAATTAAAGTGCTCAACACACCTTCTGGAAGAATTTTAAAAGACTTGGTGAACTCCGGAGTAAAGATTGGAATATCATCCCGAGGTCTTGGTTCGGTTCGAGAACAAATGGGAGAATCAATTGTAGAAGACGACTTCCAATTGATTTGTTTTGATATTGTATCAGAACCATCAACACCGAACGCCTATATGTATCCCAAATCTCAACAGCGCTTTAAGATGGCTGTCCGAGAGGGAAAAGAAAACAGTATTAACGATTTATTTAAAAAGATATTGAGGGATTAAATGAACAAAACCGAATTAAAAAAAATCTTGAAACCCCTGATCAAGCAGTGCATCAAGGAGGTGATTTTCGAAGATGGCACATTATCGAATATCGTATCAGAGGTAACAAGGGGTCTTAGTACTCAAGTGATGACTGAGGCCCAACCTATTAAACAAAAATCAATGAAATTGGAATCTGAGAACGACGCCGCTCTCCGTTTGGAGAGAAAAAAGCGTATGCTCGATTCCATCGGTAAGGATGCCTACAACGGCGTCGATCTATTTGAAGGAACAACTCCCGCACCGCCCCAAAGAGAACAGGGCCAAGGTGCTTTATCAGGAGTGGACCCTCGAGATCCCGGCATTGATATAACCAAATTTGCATCTTCCGGAATGTGGAAGAAATTAGCAGGAAATTAAAATGAGAAATGGAATACCAAAAAAGAAGAATAACTTAACAGTTTATCCTCGAAGAAACGAATCAGCCGAGAGACTGGTTAAAAGATTTAGTAAAAAAGTTAAGAAATTGGGAATCATCGATGAAGTCAAAGAGCGACGCTTTTTTAAATCACGATCTGAAAAAAAGAGATTGGCTAAAAAGCGAGCCATTGCCAGAAGAAAAAAGGAAGAGGCAAAAGCTAAGAGAAGAACTAATTAAATCATTGAGGTATAGCAAATGGCATTAACAAATCAAGTATCAAATGTATACAGTGTTGGCTTAAGAAACGTTGGTTCTTATCAAGTATCAGGAACACCATATATAACAGGTAGCACAGTCCCAGCGAACGATGAGGTTACAATTGCCTTCCCCTATGTTACAAAGAAGATATTCGTTAAAAACACAAAACCGACCACCAGCAGCAAAATATTGCGTGTGCATTTTCAAGCAACAGGTTCAGGGAATGTTATCTCTGGCAAACACTTTGTCGAGTTGGGCGCACAAGAGAGTGTAACGTTTAACGTCAAGTGCAGTAATCTGTATTTAACAGTTAAGGCATCCGGCCAAACTTGTGACTATCAAGTTTATGCATCTTTGACAAACATACCATCTGCACGTATGTACAACCTAACTGGATCAGGAATCACGGAGTAAAATTATGGCATTAACAAATCAAGTATCAAATGTATATGGAGTGGGATTAAGAAGCGTCGGAGCCTATCAGGTTTCCGGAACCCCTTATCTGACAGGCTCTACTATCGACAAGGACGTAGAATATAATGTCTCTGGCGTCGACGGCGAATTGATGATACAGTTTCCATATGTGACCCAAACAGTCACAGTCGTTAACACAACTGCTAGTGGAGCACTATTTTTACACTTTGTGTCTTCAAGCTCTCCGGGCTGGAACCTGACAAAAAAACAATTTATAACTTTGAACGCTGGTGAGACAATGACTTTTGATGCTAAGTGTAAAGAAATATTCTTAAACAATGATAATGCAACAGACCAGACATTTGAGTTGATCGCTGACTTAACAAATATCCCAACAGGCAGCATGTTTGCTTTAACCGGCTCTGGCGTAACAGAATAGGAGAAGAATATGAGTAGTAAAAGTTTTAGCAATTTAGCTCCGAAAGGAGATTGGAATTTAACCGGCGATGCCACCATCTCCGGCAATCTAACCGTTAACGGCGCAACCACGACAATTGTGAGCACAACTGTCACTATCGATGACAAAAATATTGAACTTGGCTCTGTAGCCTCACCATCTGACACTACTGCTGATGGCGGAGGTATTACACTTAAAGGAGGAAGTGACTACACTATACTTTGGGAAAACGATATCGACGCTTGGCAAGTCAATCAACATTGGTGCCCATCATCTACTGATGGTAGTCAAGATCTCGGAACAGCAACATACCGCTGGGGTAATGTCTATACAATGGACCTTCATTTAGCAAATGAGAGAGGAGATTGGACTCTTGTCGAGGAAGAGAACTATTTAACTGTAAGAAACAACAAGAACGGAAAACGTTACAAACTTCTTATGGAAGAGCTTCCCGAGGACGAGGATTAGACTATGGCTGCGAATTTAGGTTGGGTTAATATACAAGGCACTGGTTCAAGTGTTGTCGGCGCAGACAATGGCATCATAGTCAAAGTTGCCGGACAACAAATGAGCGGCTCCCATGAGATCACTTGGGATTCCACCGCCAAAACCCTGACCATAGCGGGCGCATCTGCATCCGCAACTGCACTCTCAATCACTGGTAAGATATCCACTGATGCCATAGCATCAACAAATGAAATCACCGCCGCAAGCCTCACCACAACTGGCGAAGTGGCTGTTGGCGCTTCTGGAAGAACGATGAGCGATTCCGGTCAACTAACCGGAAACGGAAATTCTTTAACCATTTCTGGTACCGAAGTCGTTCCGGCAGATTTTCGAAGTCAAGTATACGGACCAATATCTGTATCTTCTAATGCCAACCTTATTATTGGCACAGGTGCCATCATTGCAATTCGACCTGTCAGTGATCTACCTGCTGTTTTGCAATCATAATTACGGAGTAAAAATTAATGAGTACACTAAAAGTAAACGCAGTCGAGACCTATTCTGGCACAGCTTTGTCACTGGGAACAGCGGCTGATATTGTTACAGTCCCCGGCTCCACTGTTATTGGAACAAACAACGCAGAAACTGTCACTGTAAACGCAAAGGTAAATAGTGCAGTCATACCTGATGGTGATGGAACTCGCGATTTAGGATCGGCTGCTGCCCAATGGAATATTTATTCCGCAACAGCAACATTCACCACAATCACAGGCCCTGCTGCCTCAGACTTAACAATTACATCAGCCCAAGACATTTATATGAACCCAACAGGAAGCGTGGGAATCGGTACTGCCGCCCCCGCCGCCACCCTTCATGTTTCCAAGGCCGACGCCCGTGTTAGAATTGAAGCAACCACCGCCGACAACAATTGCCAGTTAGATTTCTACAATGGAAACGGAAAGTACGTTAACATCGGTAACAGCATTAATACTGCGGGCTCTCTATTTGAGATAAACGAAGTCAGCCCCAGCGCTGGCAATGTGATGACAATATTAACTGGAGGCAACATTGGTGTTGGAACAACGGCTCCTTCCTCGGCCGCCAGCATTGCTAAATTCATCGAAATTTCTGATGCTTCCTCTGCTGGTGTGGTCCTTCATGACACTGGCGGAACAGAGGTTGGAATATACTCAGCCGATAGTGGCCTGCATGTTACAATGAATTCTAGCCAAGTAATACGAGTGAACGAAAATGGAAGAGTCGGTATTGGTACTGGCAGTCCAAACCAGTTGCTTCACGTTGCTGGAGCAGCAGAAATCGACGGAAACTTAACTATTGATGGGAACCTGATCGTTAACGGAACAACAACCACAATTGAATCTACAACCCTTACGGTAGACGATAAAAATATTGAACTGGGAACCGTAGACACCCCTTCTGACACCACCGCAGATGGCGGAGGTATTACACTTAAAGGTGCAACCGACAAAACAATAACTTGGGTGAATGCCACTGACAAGTGGACCTTTAACCAAGGTGTTCACGTTGATGTAGGCGACCTTGTCGTCGACGCAAGTGTCGGAATCGGAACCGCTGCTCCCGGAACTGCACTCCAAATTGAGGGAGATACTCCCTACATGACACTCAAGAATAGCACCGCTGAGAACACAGACGGTGGTTGCGAATCTAGAATCATCTTTGAAGATCATGCAGATGTGTCATTGGCCCAAATAGAGGGTAGTCATGCTGGCTCTGCCGATGACACAAAAGGTGCTCTTATATTTTCAACACACAACAACAGTGCTCTCACTGAAGCTATGAGAATAAACGAAAGCCAATACGTTGGTATTGGAACCACAGACCCAGGCACACAAGTTCAGATTCAAAGCACGGCACCTTACTTGACTCTCAAAAACAGCACATCCGAACACACGGAAGGCGGCTGTGAATCTAGAATTATCTTCGAAGATCATGCCAATATCGCCCTAGCTCAAATACAAGCTAGTCATGCTGGAGCAAGTGACAATGGTGCAGGTGATTTAATTTTTTCAACTTCCACTGTAGCAGACCCACCAGTTTTAACCGAAGCCATAAGAATAGATGAGAGTCAAAACGTTGGTATCGGAACTGCAACACCTGCTAGCAAGCTTGATGTTGAAGGTGGAGTATCCATTGGCGCTTCATATTCCGGAACCACCGCAGCCCCAACCAATGGGCTAATTGTTGAAGGTATTGTTGGCATTGGAACAAATGCCCCAACAAGCAATTTGGAGATCGAAAGTTCTTCGGGAGACCAAGTATTTGAAATGGACAACAACGTTGCAAATTCAGCAAACTTTCAGATTCAAAATGGAGCAGGGAACAACAGAGTAGATCTCGTTATGAACGCTCTCTCTGCCAACACTACCTTGACCATGAAAGCTCAGAAGGTTGGAATCATGGACACTAGCCCATCATATACCCTAGATGTAAACGGTGATGCTCAAATTACAACAAATCTTACTCTCGGCGGTATTCTATCCTTGGCCGACGGTTCTGCTGGTGCGCCATCTCTAACAAATACCGGAGACACAAACTGTGGTCTCTATTTTAGCGCAGCCGACACACTAGCCTTTACTGCTGGTGGAACAGCCCAAGTAACATTTGCCGATGGCGTGATAGCTCCGGTAACTACCGATGATGTAGATCTGGGAACGGCATCTTTAAGATTTAAGAATATATACACAATGGACCTTCACCTTGCTAATGACCGTGGTGACTGGACAGTGATCGAGGAAGAAAACTACCTCAGCCTACGAAACAATAAGAACGGCAAAATGTTCAAAATCGTTATGGAAGAGATTTAATCTAGATCTAATCTATTTTTGACTATTTATCAATATGGGTGCAATGCGCCCTCTCAACTTTTGAGGATCGATGAATGGCAAGAAGAAGTAATGGCAATAGTAATGGATCGAATGGGCACCGCCACCGTAAATTTACCATAACAACCGCCCCACCCACTGGATACTCATCAACAGTAAGCTCTGTAGCTAACACTGCCACTGCCCCCGTAATTGGAGCGAGTAGCGAAGGTGGTTCTTTATCGTTGGCAACAACCAAAACCAAGGTAAAGGCCGGAGACTCATTGGGAAAAATTGAGTTTAAAGCTCCAATCGAGTCTGGCTTGGCATCTTCCACATCCCAACAAGAAGTCGTTGCTGCCTCGATTGAAGCAAAAACTGTGTCTGCTATGGACAGCAAGAATGTCCCTTCTGAACTTGTGTTTAACACTGGTACACCAACTGGTATACAACAGCAGATGACACTAAACTCTGTTGGTTATTTGGGAATCGGAACTGCTGCACCAATTGTGCCACTGCACTTGTTGAATACAAATCCAACATTTATTGTACAATCGTCAACACCATTGTCTTCAGATCCTCAAATTCAATTTAAGAATTCATCTGGCGCTTTGCTTGGTTCAATTCGAACCCACACCACTAATGGCTCCTTAAACCACATCAGCTTCAATCACAACGGAAGTTCAAACGACATTGTTATAAATAACTCCGGTTCCATCGGCATCGGAACTCCTACTCCGACATCAAAACTTCATGTCAAGGGAAACATAACTCTCGATGGCGACTTGGTGCCGGCTTCTAGCGTACGCAACCTAGGTAGCCCCACAGCCAGATGGAAAGAATTATTCCTATCCGAAGGTACTCTACATCTTGGGGACAATTGTGCGATCTCCACAGCAAACAATACCATTATAATGAACAAACCAATTGCATCAAGTGGTTCAATTGAGATAACAGCCCCCTCTTCGACTCCACTTAAACCTGCAATTGGCCGAGGTTATATTTATTCTAAAACAAATGGTCGCTTATATTGGAGATCACACGATCTGGAAGAGATTGAAATATCTTCAACCAATAACGTAGCCAATGCAATGGAGAACAGACTGGTAACGGTTGGGTATAACATAAACCAACTTGAAGGAGAGACCGATTTAACCTTCGATGGTTCTAAACTGTCGGTACAAGCGGGCATGGTACACAAAAGAAGAGTCATACTTTCTTCAACAACAATCATGAACACAGATTATTATTTAGCTGTGTATCCAACCGCCACAGTGACCTTATCTTTACCCTCTGCTTCTTCCCTATCCAATGGTCAAACCTTCGTTATCAAGGATGAAGGCGGACTTTCGGGACTTAAAAAGATAATAATTGCAACTACTGGTATGGATACCATCGATGGCCAATCCACAATTGAGTTACTTTCTGAAAATGCAGCAATCAGTATATACACTGATGGCACACAAAAATATTTTATTTATTGAATCATTTGCCGCTTCCACCGTCTACTTACAACGAGGGCTGCCCGCGTTTTGCCGGTAGCTCCATCATATTATAATTTTTTTGGAGGAAATAAAATATGGCTTATAAATATCATATCGGTACGCTTAAATCTGCCGGTGACATTGATGTTGCAGAGATTAAAAACTCGGACGTCGATGATGCAACTGCTGCGAATATCGTAGCTGAAATTGACAATGGTGAAATACCAATCGCCAAGTTGTCTGCAAAAACCATTTCTGGTAAAGATCTTGGTGGAAACCTTGATCAACTTTCTGTCGCTAATCAAAAGGGACTTAGTATGTCTGCTTACAACGGTTCTGCCGCTGTTGCTGACTTGCAAGTTGTTCTTGATGGAGCAGGCGCGATGGAATTCAACGGTGCAAGCGGTATCCGTATTAAAGCTGACGGTATCAAAGATACTATGATCGACTTCGGTACTGGCGGTGGACAAATTAGTTCTGCCGATATTCCGGAACAAACCAATCTTTACTACACTGATGCTCGTGTAACTACTCGCATTGCCGCTGCTGCTTCTGCTGCTGCTGTTCGCGGTCACTTTACTGGTGGAGTTGGTGTTGACCTCTCTGCTGGTGGTGATATCACTCTTGACTTGGCTGAATTACCTGCTGCTGGTTTTTCTGTTTCTGATGCAAAGATTCCATGGATAGACAACGCTGATGCTTCAAAGCATGCTGTTTGGGATGACATTATTGGCTTTACTGCTGGTGGCGCTCTCAAAAGCTCTGGTGGTGTTATGGCTGTTGACTTCGCTGCTAATGGTGGTTTGGAAGCTCCTTCCGGCGCTAATCTTCGTTTAGATATTGGTGGCTTGGCTGGCACCATGACCGACAATGTTGTTGTTGGTGGTGACTTCCTTGTTATTCATGATGTATCTGAGGCCGGTGCTCAAAAGACAAAGAAAATCACAATGGAAGAATTCGCTCAAAAACTTGCTGCTGGTTCTGGTCTTACACCAAATGCTGCTGGTCACATGCTTTTGGACGATGCTTATGCTCGCGGATTGGTTTCTGCTGTTGATGCTGGTGGTGATGGTAGTTTTGCTTATAACTCTTCTAACGGACAATTCACTTATACTGGACCGTCTGCTGCTGAAGTTCAGGCTCACTTAAGTGTTGCTGACTCTAACTCTATTGACATGAGTTACTCTGGTGGAGCTTTCTCTGCTGCTGTTTTACCACATGCTGATTCTTTAGAATTGCATGCTTCTGGTCTTCGATTGAAGGATTCAATTTCTGGCAACAGAACCTTTTCTGGCAATGTTGTTATTAGTGGTGACTTGCAAGTTGATGGAACCAGTGTTGTTCTTAACACCACTACTCTTGAAGTAGAAGATAAGAACATCTATATGGCTAAGGGTAATGCTAACTCTGCTGGCGCTAATGGTGCTGGTCTCACAATCGAAATGGGTGCTAACGATCTTACTTTCGCTTGGGATCATACTTCTCAGGCAATGGAACTTAAACTTGGTGCTGGCTTTTCTGCTGACATTAAAGCTAGAAAGTTCATTGGAGACTTACAAGGTGCTGTATCTCAAACTGTAAATGTCATCGGCGACGCCGCTGCTACTTTGGTGAAGGGATTCAACTCTGGTAACACTAGTTTCACTGCTCCTCGCGAGTGGACTCTTCCAGCCGATCCTTCTATTGGTGATGTTGTTATGGTTAAAGCCCCAGCTAATGCTGAAGCTCAAAACCTTACGATTGCAAAGGGCGCTGTTGGTCAGTCTATTGATGGCGTAGCTTCTGCTGTTCTTCAATCAGATGACGCTGCTCTTTCTTTCATAGCGACTACCGCTGGTAACACCGCTAAGTGGAGAGCATACTAATCCCAGATTAGAGTTTATCTCAAATTCACGGTGGGTTCCCTTTGGGTTCCCACCTTTTTTTTGTTTTGAGATTGTTTTGTCAAGAACCAAACTATTTAAAAGAGAATAAATCTTTAAGGAGAACTTTAAATGGCTGGATTAAACACTACAACGATAACCGACAAGGACAATGATGGGATTGATATCGACGCAGGTGGAGCAATAACAATTGACTCTGCGGGCGTTTCAATCGATTCTGCTGGTGTCGCCGCAAACTTTACTGTTGCATCTGACGGCGCTGCCGAAGACTTGACAATATCAGTCACAGGAGCAACTGACTCAAGTGTTGTGATTAGTTCATCCGGAACTGGTGCCGATGCTGTCAAGGTTTCAACATCCGCAGGTTCAATTGATATAGACTCAGCGGATAATATTGCGATCGATGCTGTTGATGAAATCAGTATCGCGACCACATCAGCCGATGGACATATGACATTAACATCCGCTCACACTTCCGGATTGGCTTTTCATATTGATGCAAACGCTAATGCTGGGTCAGAGGTTCAAATTGATGCTGGTATTTTAGACATCGATGTAACCGGAGCAGCCACACTTGATTCCGGTGGGGCGATGACCTTAACCGGTGCTGGTGTTAACATAGCTGGTGGAAGTAGTGAAGTTGATATTACCACGACAGGAACTCTTGACATAAACGCAAATGCCATGGATATGGATCTTACGGATTCATCTTCCATCACTATCACATCGAGCGAAGCAGCCGAGGACCTTATTATAGAACAGGTTGGTGGCAACGATTCTTCAATCATTATACAAGCTGCTGGTACAGGCACAGACGCAATCAGACTTAATGCTTCTGGAGGCAGTATTGATATAGATGCTGCTGACAATATAGCAATCAATGCTGTTGATGAAATCAGTATCGCGACCACATCAGCCGATGGACATATGACTTTAACTTCTGCCCACACTGCTGGTGTTGCGTTTCATATTGATGCTAATGCTCACGCTGATTCTGAAGTTCAAATTGATGCTGGTATTTTAGACATCGATGTAACCGGAGCAGCCACACTTGATGCCGTTGGAATTGCTCTTGGTGCAGGATCTGGTGAATTGGATCTGACCACGACAGGAACAATGGATATTAATTCAGCCGCATTAGATATAGATACAAGCGGAGCAATAACAATTGATGCTGCTGGTGCGGCTAGTCATATTGCAATAGTCACAGCACACACAGCAGGGGATGCTTTTCACCTTGATGCTAATGCAAATGTAGGCTCAATTGTAAATATTGACGCGGGTATTTTAGATATAGATTCTGATGGAGCCACCACTATTGATGCAGCTTCCACAGTTACAGTTACAGGCGCCACTGGTGCTACCTTTGGAGACGACACAGAAGCAATAGCCTATGATGGATCTGGTAATCTTGACCTTGATGCTGTTGCTCTGGATGTTGATACAAGTGGAGCAATAAATATTAATGCTGCCGGTACAGCTAGTGATATTGCAATAATCACAGCACACACTGCTGGGGTAGCATTTCATCTAGATGCTGATGCAAATGCTGGATCAATTGTGGACATTGATGCTGGTATTTTAGACATCGATGCCCAAGGGGATGTAACTATCGACGCTGACGCTGTGAAAATTGGCAACGAAGCTGCTGGTGCTGGAATACTTCACATTATGGAAGACACCGATAATGGTGCTAATTATTCAGGCTTTACAGTAGGAAATATGGCAGCAAATGTTGTATATACACTTCCAACCAATGACGGCTCTAGTGGCCAACAGTTAACCACAGATGGTTCTGCTGTTCTTTCTTGGACTGATGCTGGTAGCGGTGGTGGATCACTTAGTGGCTTAGGAAGTACAGACAATGCCCTTGTTAGAACTAACGGTACCGGTGGAGAAACCGTGCAAGGTTCCGGCATTATTATTGATGACAGCAACAATGTAAGCTCCATGGGAACATTGGCTTCCGGAGCGATCACCTCATCAGGCAGAATTGTTTCAGATGACGCCACAGAAGCAACTTCAACAACAGACGGCTCACTTCAAACTGATGGTGGTCTTTCAGTTGCTAAGGATATTGTTATCGGTGATGGCAAAACAATAGGCACTGCAACAACAAATGCAGCCTTGACAATTGCAGCCAATGGTTTGTTAACCGCTGCCGCTGGTATCACTTCAACCGCTGCTTCTAATACACTCGGAGCTACATCATTTAATGATGCCGACATTACAAATGTTGGAGATATTGCCCTTGACTCTATTTCTTCAGACGGAAGTTTGGTGACAGTCAATGCTCCAATGGAAATTGCCCAAGGATCTAGTGGTGGTGCAACTGCCTTAGTTCTTGATAATGACGACACCAACCAAATTGCTTTAGATATCGAAGCTGCCAATATTGATGCAGACGTGTTAAAAATACAAGCAACCGCTCTAACAACAGCAGATGCTATTTCTATTGATGTAAATTCTTTAACAACTGGTAATGCTTTGTTTATTGATCATGATTCGGCATTGACAACCGATGGCGCGTCCATTGTTGGTTTGCATTATGATTTCGATCACGGTAACAATACTCTGGGTGATGGAGAGTCAATGACAATGACTGGTTTTGACATAGACATGAACGATGCAGCGAATGCTCATCATGCAAACGCCACCGCCACAATGATTGGTTTGGACATAGATATGGCGTCTACAAGTGCTCAAGGGACTATAACCAATAAAGGTATTAGCGTCAATGTTTCTGGTGGAGATGCCCAAGGCGGCAATATCGCTATCGAGGTCGCGGCCGGTGCAGTTCACATGAAAGATGGTCAACAAATAGTGTTTGGCGATGCCTTTGACGCACAAATCAAATGGGACCACGGCGGTAAAGAAGCTCTTTTAATCGATGGCGGGATACACGCAACATCAACGGATGGTAACAATAATCCTATCCTAGAGATTGAAAACGCTTCTGATGGAGCCTCCACATGTCTTCTTATTGACAATGATGATGTCGATCAACTTTGTATCGATATTGATGCTGAGAACACAACTGCTGACATTATTAATATTCAAGCAAATGCACTTACAACAGCTAATGCAATCGATATTCCAAATGCTGATGCTTTGACAACAGGATCAATCTTAAATCTTGTTTCTAATGCCTCCAGCGATGACAATCGAACTTTGGCTAAAATTGAAGCTTCACATGCAAACTCTGATAACGTTATTCCGCTTCAAGTGAAAAACGCTTGTACTCATGCCGATGGAAACATTGTCGCACAATTTAATGGCCCAGTGGATGCAATCGCTGTAAAAACCAAACAGGTAATATTAAACAGTCCAAGCGGTGCAAGTTTTGTTGAATCAAGCGGCTTCTTCCCTGCTGGTATCACAGTTCTTGGTTTGACAGCAAAAGTTACAACCGTTATACCAAATTCAAAGTTTATTGAAGAAATAGGACATGTCTCCGGAGGTTCACCAGACCCCAACTCTTTTGGTACATTTGCCAATGCATCAGTTCTTGGTAACTTGAATACCATAGCCAAAATGGTTCCCCGAGTGTTTATAGATCATTTTACTCAAGCCGATTTAAGAATAACCTTCAATGCTGACCCAGCCGCCACATCTGGTGTAATTCGCGTCACGCTGTTTTTCACGGAACAAATCCCTGGATAATAATCCATTAGGACTTTTCTATAACATTATACTAATTATAAAAGAATACAAATACCTTTAGGAGAAAATTGAATGCCTTCAATGCTAGAACAAGCAATTATTGATGCTGCCACCCTTCGTGAAGCTGCTCTTAAAAACGCAGAACAAG